CAGCACCAGAAGGGGCGGATGGTGTAACATCTAAGTTATCTCTGCCACCGCCACTGACGTTTGTGTTAGACCCATCAGGAACACCATATCCACCTGTTGCGGGGGAAGAAGACGGTTGGTTTAAAGCGTTATATTGTGCAGATCCAAGATTATATGATGGCGTAAAAGCATCAGTTAAGAAGTTTGAGAACTGATCAATAGGATTAACGTTACCGTTTGCATCCACAATCGAGGGGTTACGTTGCCCCAAAGACATATCGGCTTCAGCGGTAACTGGACCATTTAAACCGTACTTTGCATTATATGATGCGATTAAAGCCGGATCTTCAAGCGATTCAACCGGTATATTATTTGTTGTGGTCGTAGTTGTAGGAGTAGCTTCTGCAGGCGGGGTTGCCGCTGCATATGAGTTCCAATCCAACTGATCAGGCCGAGCGATTGGCATTGGTACGTTAGCTACAGCGGGTGCAGGCGGTGTTTCTTGAACAGGTGCGGGGGCTTCAATCGGTGCAGGGGCAGAAGCGGGTCCGGGGGTTGCCAAAGATACATCGGCATTTGGAGCGGGAGTTACAGGACCAAACGCAGTGTTCATTACTGACAATCCAGCTTTGGCTTGTGCGGATGCTGCTTTGGCTGCTGCGGTATCTTCATCAGGCTGCTTTTGTCCCGGCGTAGCAATATAAACGTTTGCATTTGGCGCTGGGGTAGTTGTCGATTCGGGTTGCATAAATGCAGGTTCAACAAGATTTTGTTCTAACGTTGATTCATAATGTTGTGGAGGTGCAGCTGGTTCTGGAGCAGGGGTTGGGTTGCTAAGGTCAGGAAGACGAGCGCCAGTTGTTCCACTGATTGCGGTTCCTGCTGCAGCGGCTGCTTCGTCTTTAGCTTTTTCTGCCGCGAACTGATCAAGAGTTGCCTGAGAAACAGGAGCGGGTTGAACTACTTGTGGTTCTTGTATTGTTGATGGTGTTGTCTGAGTAAAATCAGCTAATGGTTTTGCTTCTGCAGGAGAAATTAATGCATTTCCGATAGCACTTCCAACTGAAGATGCACCACTAGCTATTGCATTACCAATCGAATCCAAAGCGGACTGGTCTTTAGATTCTTGAGCAGTGGTTGTAGCTTGCTGCTGGTCTTGTTCTGCTTGTTGACGAGCGGAGGCGGAGTTTTCTTGCTGCTGCTGCTGCTGTTGCTGGTCCTGCTGCTGGTCTGGCTGAGATTGATCTGCTTGCTGCGCCTCGTTGCCGCGTGGATCTCCGCCACTTTGGTCACCGCCGCCGCCGCCTTCTCCACCGCCACCACCACCGTCTCCACCACCCCCGCCATCGCCGTCACCATCGTAGGAAGGCAATCCTGCTGGACCAATGTGATGCTCATAGCGAACGCCAGAGTTATGGATGTCTGCTTTTTTTAAAAGTTCAGCTTCTTCTTTTGTAATATATGCCAGATGAGTTGACACATGATTGGGCGCACTATGCCACCGAACAGGGACGTTAACCCGTGCTTTACTCATTTTTTCTGGTGTATTGCCAATAGGTTGATCCATTTTAAGATCATCTTTGTGCCAAATAGCACCCTCAACCTTGCCGCCCTTTTTATAAGCAACACGTCCTCCACTGGCGCGTTCGGCCCGCTCTTCAATGTTAAAATCATTTAACCGTTGACGGATTGTATTTTGCACCACGTCTTCCTGTTCAGAAACAGGTTTGTGCCAATGAATGGTGCCTGATTTGTCAAGATCTTTTGCCTCATCAATGACGCTATCTGGGATTAACCCGTATTCTTTTGGCAATGGATGCAGAAGCGCGTGTGGCTGTAGCGGTGTGTCGCCCATGCCAAGATCATCTTCGTGCCAGATTGCACCTTCAACCTTGCCACCTTTTTTGTAGGCTACGCGACCGCCCTGCTCGTATTTCCGCTTAATGCTGACACGGTTGTGGTCAAATACGACGTAGTTGTGGGTTGGCTGATCCGCTGCACTACGGGATCCTGCATCAAGATACTTAATGCCTTTTAAACCTGATTCTAATAATTTTTTTGCTGTTAAAGCAGAGTATGCTTGTCCACCACCTTGATTAACAAGTTCTTTTCTAGATTGATGAAACATTTTTTGATGAATTTCATCGCCAGTAAGATTAGATGGAAAATTAGATAAAGCATTTTGAACGTGCTCACTCTGCTCACTCAATGGTCTATCCCAATCCAAAAAGTGATCAGGATGCGCGTGGATGGCGACCTCGTACATGTGTCCGGGGCTTTTCATTTTTCTAACGGCATCTGAAGCACCAACTTGGTTATTGTAAATTTCTTGTGCGGCTTTTTTGCCTCTTTCGTTATGTATCCATTCTTTATCTAATGAAGATTTAATGTCATCCAACCAATTATCAAATCCTTTTCCATGAAAGTTGTTTTGACTAAATTGAAATGCAAGCATATTGGCGGCATCATTAGAAAGATTACCATGCGTTTTAGCAATATCTTGTAATCCATCAATATTTCTTATTACAGAATTTTTATACCCTTCCGCCACAGGCTCATGCTCGGCAAAATACAACCCATGCCCATACGCCTGTGCGCCCTCGCCAGTGCCAATCTTGGACGTGTCAAACTGTTCAAAGTCGTGCGGAGAGCCGTGGTAGGCTTGGATAGGCTGCACACCCTTGGCGAGGTCGAGAGGGTCCATCATAGCGCTCCAGTGAACCGAACGTTGCTGCCAACGTGTATACCATGAATTGCTTTTGCAGGATGCTCCTCAAGATGATCGCGGAGCTTGTCGTGCCATGTGGCTGTGCCTCCGGCAGCCTTCTTTACTTCTGGATCGTAACCCCATTCATTTAATGAATCGCCATTGGTAAAAACATCTTTTGCTTTTACCGTCTTGCTTAAAATTTTATATTTTCCACGAAGAACACTATCTCCGTGCATTTTTGCATAAGCCCTAGATGGCGTGACCCAATCGCCCGGATTAATGGTTGCAATTGACGATGAAACCTCATTTGGTTGTGTTCTTAATTTTTCACGCAAATCATAGGCATTGTCATACCATTGGCTGCCATTGGTCGTTCCCGCATCCTTAGGAAGCTTTCTTCTTTTTTGATAAGCAGCCATATCAGATTCAAGTTTAACAAGTTTTTCTTGAGCTGATGGTTCATGCGGAATAGCACGATAAATTTTAACAGGAGCTTCTGGTCTGCCTTTTAAACGCACTGTATGGCGATATGATTCTTGATCAATAGGATCAGTTTTGTCGCCATAATAATGCAGTCCGTTTGGACCATAAAGATCAGCAGGATAAACGCCAGTCGTGTCATGCAACGGCGCTGCCACATCGTCACTGCGCCGAGGCGCTTGATGTCCGCCACGGTAATCCTCAACGTCGCCGCCGTCGGCCTTGGTGATGTCAGGGTTAATAGGAGTAACGTGTGATCCATTGGGAACAACGGCAGAAATTGACCCAGAGTCTTCGCCTTCGTTTTTATAATAATAACCGTTTTTGGCATTACCCTTTTTCAAAGCAGCTTGCATATAGCCATTTGCCTTCCAATCCCCGTGAGGTTTTTGGATAGAATTTGTCATTGGACCAGTAATGCGAAATGGCTTAATAGATGGCTTAACATCCTGAGGTATTGAGTCACCATTTGAATATTTTAATGGCCCTTTTGGGTGTTCGTGAGGGTAATAATCCTCTTCAGGAGCGTCCACATTGCGCCCGGTTATTCCGTATTTATTACGTTCAAGGATACGTTTTTTACCTGCCAACTTAGTGTTTTGGTATTCACGCGTTCCGTCCCACTCGCCCTCAGCGGGAAACCCAATGGTAGAATGAAGCGCGTCTTCTGCCGCTGCTTTTGTGCCAAGATGAAGACCTGTCTTCCCGCCGCGCATGTCTCCGCTTACAGAACCATGCCACCAAGTGCTATCATGTTCATTGTTGCGTCCACCGTATGCTTTATGGGGGGTTGCCTTCACGCTCTTGGCAAGATCCAAAGTATCCATATCACTGCCTCGTTATCGATGGGATTACGTTTCCAAGAAGGTTGCGCACGACCTGTTCGCTTTCAGGATGGACGGCAATGTTTTGAGCTAAATCAACCATCTGGATGCGTTCTTTTGCAAGCAGGGCTTCTTCTTCCATCTTGGTTTTCATAACGGCTGAATGCATGTCCGCCCCAAGCTCGACACCCTTAAACTTGGTATCCATAACTTTTGCGTCGGCCAGTTTGTTTTTAATGGCAAGTTCCATACGCTCGACATCAGTTGGCCCTTGTGCGCCAGCCAAACCTTCACGCATCGTGCGAGCCTTATCCATATCAATCTTTGCCTGATCAAGAGCAAGTTTACCCTGAGCGGTCAGAAGTTTGGTATCGGCATTCTGTTTATCTGTCTGCAACTTAGCCATTGCCTGCTGCATTTCTGGCGGAGGAGTTCCACGGGTAGACGCAGGGATCATAAACTGTTCTGGGTTAGACCAGCCAACTGCTTGCAACGCAGCCGTATCGATCGCGATAGGATCATACAATGATGGGTTCTGCGCTTGAATTTGCTTCAGTGCCACAACTTTCATGAGACGCTGGGTCTGCGATGCCGTGTTAGGATCTGCTTGCGGGACGAGATCAACCTGATCTAGGGCGCGGATGAATGTCTCTTGATCCCAGCGACGGGCAGGTTTGCGGTTCTTCTGCCAGAACGATTCTGGGTTTTCACGGAAGCATTGCACCAACAACTGGAACTCTTCAGCCTGCGCCGAGTGCATACGTTTATGAACGGAGTTTATGACCTTGGTGGCTTGATCAATCAGGGCAATCGTTGTTCCGACCGGAGCGTCACCCTTACCTTCGCCAACTGCCTGTTCAGACGTACCGCCAATGCGCATACCAGTCTGGGCCATGTTATCCGTCAACTGCATCAAACCGGCACCAACGTCTTTGTATGGCAAAGGCATGATTGCTTGGTTGATTGGCATACCGCCAGTTTTAACAAGTGCGCCACCGCCGGGAGGAATGCGGAAGATGTTGGTGTTTTGGCGAGCGCCAGTATCGGCATAGAGGAAGCCGGGAAAGTTGGCGTACATACCAGCATCAAGCATTTCGCGCCAAGCTGCGGTCAGTGCGTTAGTGGTATTACCAAGGATATGTAGCAAGCCAATATCATAGAAGCCCATGCCGGGTACGAAAGTATACTTGACAAAGTTCTGCCGTGGTTCTGGAAGATCTTTGGTATCTTCGTCATAGTTGCGAACGATCGAGAGAATTTCTTTCGACGATGCATCAATGGTTACACGGTATGGAATTTCTAAACCGGTTTCCCGACCTTTGCGCTTATGTTCCATTCCCTTGAGGTTCAACTCGCAGTAGCACTCGTAGATTTCCCGATCGCGATCTTCAGGATTATTGTTGTCCATCGTGATGCCCTGTTGGGCCTTCTTTTCACGTTGAGCAGCATCAAGCTCCGGCATTTTTGGAGTTGACAAATCAATGTCTTTGTACACGCCAAGGATCTGCATACGTTTGACGGTTGACGGGCGCATGTAGATACGATGGGTGATACGGGAAGCGTTGGACAGATCAGTGGCAGAGTTGTTTACAATCAAGTCATCGGCATCGACGCTTTCGCTAACTGGACGACCGCGTAGGGGACAGAAATATATTTTTTTGAACGCCGTCCCGCCAAAGCCCAACATGAGGAGCATTCGGTCGGTATCAGGGTAATACTCTTTGGCAGTGGCCGTGAGATAGTGGTTGAGATCGTTTTCGAGGTCGTTGGCAAGCTGATCTGACTGGAGGTCGGCATTGTTGTTGTCCTCGCGGATTTTTACCGGCCCGTCAGTTGGCAGGAGTTCCGACCGTGCATTGGCTTGGAACCGTAGGACTGCTTCGAGAAGCAATGGGTGACGAACACGAGACATACCTTCAACGGGAGCGCCATCTGCTGCGCCTGCCAATCCGGGGATCTCAACCTTCAGGCCAAGCAACTTGATGCCCTGCGCTCTGTCGTCAATCCATTCCTTGCGCGATTCAAGATCGTCTTGGATACCTTTGAGCAAGTCAGACGCGATCGTACCCAGTTCCATCTGGTCAATGTCATCAACTAGGTTGTCGAACCAATCGCCGCCGGTTTTACCAGCCTTCTCCAGTGGAGAGCCATCAAGCGTCAACGTAATAGCGCCATCGGGCGTCTCAATGGTCATGAGGTTGCCGTGCTCGTCCATCCCCTCGGCTGGTTCGCCGTCATCCATGACGATCTCTACGCCGTCCTCATTGAACGGTTCATTGATGTCTTGCCCCGGTAGGCGAAGATTAGGAGGTGCGAGCGGCATACGTTAAACCCCATATAGCGGTACGGGCGGAGTACCACGGTGCAGCTTGGTGTCATCCAATGCCGCCTGTACTTCCTCTGCCCTCTGAATAAACCCAGATCGGCGCAAGTATCGCATAGCCATGGACACTGTGTCCACTAGGTCATCGTGTTTGGCCTTTGGAAAGCGGATACACTGCTGGATTACCTCGTCAGCCCAAGCCTTGTCGGGAGCGTAAACCAAGCCTTCTTCGAACAAATGCTGAACAGAATACAGGCGAGATAGCTTGTCGATGGATCCGGGGTTGTCGAGCTGAACGCCGAAGTTTGACCCTGCATAGAGCCTGCGAAGCTCGGTTGCCACCGGAATGCCTGCCGCCTTGTCTTCGATTAGGACGCGATCGATTGGAAACTTCTTGCAGGTCCAAGAGATCTTTTCAACCACGCCTGCGAGCTGTAACCGTTCCTGCCAAGCGTAAATCAACATAACCTTCGGGTGCGGCTGCTTGTAAACACGCTCGATTTTTGACGATTGCGCGACAGGATCCTCAGAGAACACGCCCCAAACGGTCATAGCGGTATAGTCGTTCTCGGTCTTCTCGGTAAATGCGGTATCCACTGATCCGATGATGAAGTCGAAATCAGGAAACATATTGTCGTTTTCCCACAACTGCCAGTGGGCTTTTTTGATGATACCACCATCATCTGGCGTTGGCGTCTGCTGGAACTGCCCTGCAACTGCAAAGGATCCCATGATTTTTTTATCACGATCAACGACATGGCGAGGAAAACGGGACTGGAATAGAAGTTCGTTCTTCTCCGTGCGCGGGTCTTCATGGCCCAACATTGTTGGCGCGGCGCGTTCTGGATCGTACTCCATGGGCAACATGATGTGGTCATAACCAAGCTGCTTCTCAATGATTACACCAGAAACGTCCTCTTCATGGAGCCGCTGCATGATAACAATGATGGCCGACTTGTCTGGGTTGTTTAGTCGGGTTGGCACTGCCGTCTCGAAGGTATCGATGGTAGACTGCCGTTGTGCTTCAGAGTTGGCACTATCAACAGAATGAGGGTCATCGATCAATACGCGATCGCCACGAGCACCTGTCATGCCATCCATAGCAATCGCTTGGCGAAAACCAGTCATTGTGTTTTCAAACTTGGTCTTCTGGTTTTGATCGCCTGTAAGTTTTACCCTGTCTCCCCAGCGTTCCTGATACCAGTCAGACGATACGAGGCGTCGCATCTTGGTTGAGTCACGGATAGCGTTGTTCAGGGAGTGCGAGGCGCAGACATAGCGCAGGTGCGGCATATTGCGCGGACCCCATTCCCATGCAGGCCAGAATACGTTGAGCAGCAAGGACTTCATCATGCCGGGCGGAACGTTGATCAGAAGGCGATTGTAATACTGTTCATCGTTAATCATCACTTCGTCTGTAATGGCCTGCAAGTGCTTGCAAATGAACCCAATATGCCAATTATCCGAGTATGGTTGCCCCGGTTCGACCACTTCCCATGCGTATTTGATAAAGTTTTCTAGACTGCGTTCGCATTTTTCCTTGCGGACATTGAACAGCGACTTAGTGGCATCGACTATTTCGCCTTTTAAACGGATGTGAACGGGCGCGTCGCGATTAGGGGCTATGATACCGGCTTTCTTGCTCATTCGTCCTCAGACGCCTCTAAAGACGCAGCAAGAGCCTGTTCAATGATATCCAGCGATTCGTCGTCCAGATCTTTTGCTTCAATGACTTTTGTTTCAATCTTTACAGGTCCACCATCTTTGCCAACCACTTCATTAACGCGGCGCTCTGCGTAATCATCCCGAAAGCGTGAGGAAATGTTCTTTAGCCACAGCTGGGCGTTAAAATTACGATTATCAAGGCCATTTTGCCCTGCTTCTTCCCACCAATTCTGCGAATATTCCCTTGCTAACGCGAGAGCTGCTGAAAACTCAGGGATTTCCTTATTCCAATAATCCAAAGTACCACGAA